TTCAGTGTCGAGATCGCGCCGAGTACGGCCGCCTCGAAGTGTCCTAAGATCATAGAGAAACTATGGATCACTTACACCAGTCTGTCAAGTACTATTATTATCGCCAGCAAGTCCTTTATTTTCAATTATCGTGACAGGTAGACCTAAGTTGCCATAGGTCTTAACGGCCCTTACAAGTACTAACAATACCCGGTATTTCGGCTGACAGGTGGACCTGCATGGTCAGAAAACGGTTATGATAGCGCTTGCAATGCTGCTTTTGCAGCAGAATTGATTTGTTGAAGTTAAACGGTTTACATATCACTTACATCGTAATTATCTTCCGAAACATTCTGTGATTCACTCTTGCTCTTGCGACCACCCTATGTAGATATAGAACTCCGCGCGGGCGCGCAAAGAGAGAAGGCCCGCTACAGAAATGTTCGGAAATATAGTCACAATGTAACGGAAATCGCCGCGTTGAAAACAAAGGGTCTTGTGTGCAGGTTTTTTAACACGTGCTGGTTTGTTAGCACTGTAACGGTAACGTAGCGCTCCGTACTCACACTGAAACGCCCTCCCGTGCTAAAATCCCTCCATATGCACGCCACGACGGTCGGGCACCCTGTCGAAGGTGTAACGACGCTGACAGACCAAGAGCAACTGTTCTGCGCCCTGGTCGCGTCCGGCATCTCGTACCGCACTGCGGCCGAACAGGCTGGATGGGAAAAGACTTACGGTTGGCAGAAAATGAACGTCCCCCGCATCAGGGAACACGTTCAAGCCCTTGCTGCCGATCCGGTTGAGCGAGTTCGCAATGGTATCGAGGCCGATATCATGATGATTCGAAGGCGGTTAGCGGAGGGGGACGTTGACGGAGAGGAGCGCGCAACTCTGGATCTCAGGCTCAAGGCGTGCATGAACCACGCCAAGCTCCGCGGCTGGATTGTGGACCGCAAGCAGACGCAGCGCGTGTCGGTGGACCTGTCCGCCATCAGTCAGGAAGACATGTCTGCACACCTGGCCGGCGCGTTGGACGCGCTCGAGCCTGGCGCGCGGCGTGAGATCGAGGAGCGGCTGGCTAAGGTGGGGGCGCAGAGGCGGAAGGCTAAGGGAATCGCTGGCAGGACCGTCGTTATTGACGTTGAGCGACGTGCGACGGATGTCGCAGAGGCGGTTGACGAGTAGCGAGTCTTGAGATATTAATACCTGATAGTCTTAATATATGGCGAAGTTCGGGTGTTAAGGTCTTGAGATATTAATACCCGGTTGTCCTGTTTGTATAGGTCAACCGGGTATTAAGGTATATTAAGGTTCTCGGGTATTAAGAGGTTAAGGTCTTAATCTCTGCTGTCGCGCGAGAGTGAAGATGCACGACTGACAGAGCGTATACGGTTTACCGCTGCGGTGGCGAAATGTGGTTACATGCGCCACGTGACGCTGACATCGCGCGCACGCGTGCTTCTTGGACTTCGGAGCCTTCATCGGACCGCTCCGATCACGGGCCGCGGCCGGTTACCCGTCACGCACACGTGGTACCGCTCCCGCGCCGTCTTAGCTGTGTACTTGCCGCAGGCGCACCGCGGGTCCGTGGATCGGGGCCGGCCGGAGCCTGCCCCACGGGTGATGCGCGCGTTGGCCATGGCGCGCGCCTCTTCGGTCGGCATGTTAGGACGCGGCATGTCACCAGCCCCGCATAGTGGCGTCCCTTGCCACCAGGCGCGCCGCTACCGAGGCCATCGTGGCAGCACTGGGCGGATTAACGCCAGCGCGTGCGAGTATGGCCGTCATCTGGGCCGGCGTGAGTATCGCCGCCTCGTCCGCCGTAACGCGATGTCGCATGGTCGCATCCATCGCGTCAATGATGCGGTCTACCTTGCGCGATCGCGCGATTATCTCGTAGGCGTTCATCGGCGCGCCTCCTCGATGTCCGACTCTTCGTTGTCCTCCTCGACCGCGCCGCACCGCGTGCAAACCTCAACAGGGCCGCCCTCGCGGTACCCCGTCTCGGGGTCCGTGGCCCAAGTTCGCATCTCTACACGTAATGGAGCGTCACAGCAGCTCGAGCGCTCGGCATGGTCGCAAGCCCGCTGGTAGTCGTACTCCGCCGCCTCCTCCTCGGAGGCGAAGTGGATGCGCGGCGCGTCGTATGGCCCAGCGTCGGAGGAACGGTTGGGGATCATTGGGATACCCCCGTCAGTCTGGCGCGTTGCCTATCAAGGCACTTCTGGCCAAACATTTGCGCATCCTCGCACAATGCCAGCACTGCGCCGCCGTCCGCGCGTTCCGTGTCCCAGCCAAACGCTTGCATATCAACTAGGTCACCGTTCGCGGCATACTCGAACCGCACTGGACCGTCCCCGAAGTGTGCGCAGTGCCAGCTAGAAGCGAATGAGTTAACGCCGTCCGCCGTGGCAACAACTGAAAAACTAGCCGATAAGTCCGCGTGTAGCAGCGCGATAAACCGGCCTGATTTGGAGTGTACGCGTATCATGCGGCACCTGCCAACGGCAAGCCGTAGTACGCGCGTGCGAGCGCAACGTGGGGTTCTGCCGGCATGTCCGCTGGCCAATCGTCCACAACCAAAGCACTCCGGGTTGTCCGCCAGAAACGAATACGCGATGCCGATCGGCGGCAATGCACCATCGTGCGCGGTCATGGCAGACTCGCGCAGAGCTTGGCCGATCTTGTGCCATGTGATGGGGGTAATCATCGGCCACCCCCGAACTTGTGAGCGCAATAAGAGCACGTCGCAGTCAGTTGCGGCCGCGCGCATCCGGACTTGTAGCAGGCCACGGCATGATACTGGCCAAACTGCTCGCATCCGGCGCACTTGTGAGAATGCTTGCCGCGCGGGAACGGACCCGCGTACGACTGCGCGCGCTTGCCGCTCACCGTGGGGATAACGGGCGCAACGTACGCGGCCTTGCGCTCAGCGGCTATCAGGTCGTCAAGATAGTCTCGCGCGTATTGCTTCCGTGTCCACCGGCCACCGTCAATCGTTGCCGTCGTGCGTGAGTACATCGACTGATACGATACGCTGCCAGCCGCAACCGCCAGCAACTCGGCCACCTGGTGATCGGTTAATGTCATCATCGGGTTGCCTCCTGTATGATCCCACGCGTGCCGCCGACAAATACGCAAGCACGGAACGGGACGTGTCCGGCGAACGGCTTGGTGTGGACAGCAAACGCCGTGCCGCCGTAGGTATAGCTGGTGGCGTCGCCGATCACCTGGCCAAAGCAATCGAGTACTTGGCCTTCTGGGTATCGCGCGAAACGTTCGCTGGTGAGGCGAATCCTTATCTTCCCGTCTTCTGTCAGGTGGGAAGGCGTATTGACTCTGCACGCATCGCACACGGCATCCTTGCTGCCGTTGCTTGCTGGTACCGTCCCCGTCGCAGTCGCGTTGCATTTAACGCATCGGTGGATAACGTCTGTCATGTCTTACGGCTCCTCAACCGTAATCACAGAATAGCTGTTTTCTGCGGAACTGTCAAGCATTATTTTCGCGAGGCAGTGATGCGCTGAGGTTGTCACGCCGGAGCGAGTGATGCGACCCACTCCGGCGTGACTGGCGAGGAGCCATTGCCATCGTACCACGCACCGGCAGGTGACGGGGGCTTCCGGCAAGGGGGTGTGGCCCTCTTTTGGAAACAGGACTCGCGCGGAGAAACCCTGAAGGCCCCTCAACAACCCGCCCCAAAAATTCGCCCATGGTGGGGTGGCCGTAGGGAGGTCGGCAGTGCGGCGTGGCCCCCTGCGTGCGAGACTGAGGTCGGAGGTGGTGTATGTCGGTCCCCGTGTGTTTGGTGTTGCTGTCCGTAATCGCGTTGGTATTGCATATTGTGATGGGGTATTTGGTTAAGCCGTTGCAGTGGCCGGCGCGGGCCGTGGTGGCGGCTTGTCTGGTGGTGGTGGTTTTGCTGTTGTGGTATGTGGTTCCGGTGAGGGTAGGGTAGACTGGGGGCAATGGCGTCGACGAGGTTGGGGTTCACTCCGGAGGGGTTCACTGGCAAGACGTATGTGTGGACGGTTCAGTGCGGCGGGGTTAAGTTGGGCGAGATCCGGTGGTATGCGCCGTGGCGTCGCTATTGTTATTGGCCAGACGGAGAAACGATACTTGACGCGTCGTGTTTGCGCGAGGTGGTTGAGTTCATTGACGGGCAAATGAGCCTCAGGATCGACCGACCAACGTCTCAGGTAGAGGATGTAGCCCATGGCTAAGGTCCACGTTGTCGGAGAGGGGCACGGCCCCAAGCAGTATTGGTTCCATTGTCCGGGTTGCGAAAACACCCATGCATTTACCGTTGGACCGCCCGCGCCGGGTTGGGGTGACTCTCGGTGGACATTCAATGGGTCGGTTGATGCGCCGACATTCAAGCCGTCGCTATTATGCAACAAGGACCACCCAGAGTTCCGGTGTCACTCGTTCGTGACGGCTGGGCGGATAGAGTTCCTTGGCGATTGCCATCACGCGTTGCGCGGTCAGACGGTTGACTTGCCGGACTGGAACGGCTGGTAGATGCCCCGCCCTCCCAGCAAGCGACCGCCGAGCAAGTACACATCTGAGCGTGCGCTGCGCGTGGCGGAGGAGGCGATCCGCGCGATCGAACTTCAGGCGGACGCGGAGTATTGCGAGGCGAGTCTCAAGTTTTTCTTGCAACAGTCGTGGCCGGTGTTGCAGCCTGGGGTGCCGTTCCAGGACTCGTGGCACATCGAGATGCTGTGCGAATATTTGCAGGCGTTGTCGCGCAGAGAGATTCGTAGGCTGATCATCAACATCCCGCCGCGAATGCTCAAGTCAACGATATGCTCCGTGGCGTTCCCCGCGTGGCGGTGGCTGAGCGCGCCACAGGAGAAGTTTCTCGCCGCGTCGTTCGGGTTGACGCTGGCAAAGAGAGACTCTCGGCGGTGCAGGAATTTAATCGCGTCATCGTGGTACCAGTCGCGGTGGGGGAGCAAGTTTGGGCTCTCGGGTGACCAAAACGAGAAGGGGCGGTTTGAGAACGATCGCGGCGGGTTCCGTATCATCGCGTCGGTTGAGGGTGGTGTCCTTGGTGAGGGTGGATCGGTGGTGTTGATTGACGATCCGAACGACCTGGAGAGGATGAACAAGGAGCCGGAGACGTATCCGCAGTCGGTGCGGGAGTGGTATTCGGGGTCCATGTCTTCGCGCAATATTGACCCGAAGACGGACGTGCGGCTTGTCATCCAGCAGCGGGCGTCGTATGGTGGCGACCTGACGGAATACCTGCTGGACATGGGCGGATGGGAGCAGGTTGTCATCCCGAACGAGTGGGACGGAAAGAAGACCATCGGGCCGTTGGCATATCCGGACCCACGGACGAAGCACGGGGAGTTGCTTTTTCCGGAACGATTGGGTCCGGAAGAGACGGACCTACTCAAACGAGAACAACGGCAGCACTATCCAGGTCAATACAACCAGCGGCCGTCCATTGGCGGAAAGAGCGGACTGAAACGCGAGTGGTTCCGGTTCTACAACCCTCCGGGCATGGGTGTGGTGGACGCGGAAGGCAAGCCGAGGCCGGTGCGGGTGGCGATCGGGGATGGAACGTTCGTGGAGACTGCTCCGGTGGAGTTGCCTGCGGTATTCGAGCAAGTGGTGCAGTCATGGGACATGGCGTTCAAGGGGACGGAAGAGAACGACACTGTGGCGGGGCACGCGTGGGGTCGTATCGGAAGCAACTCGTATTTGCTGGATCGGGATTCCGCACATCGGACGTTTCTGGAGACTCTGGGCGCAGTTCGACGCATGAGCGAGCGAGTGCCTTGTCCAGAGAAGCTGGTTGAGGATAAGGCGAACGGACCGGCCGTCATCGACGCGTTGAAAAATGAGATACCTGGGCTGATCGCAGTCAACCCTGCTGGTGGCAAGTGGAGCCGGGTGGCGGCCATATCTGGTTACGTGGAGGCCGGTAACGTTCATTTGCCCAACCCAGACCTATTCCCGTGGGTGTGGGAGTTGTTGACGGAGTTCGCGGCGGGGCAAGCCGCGAAGCACGACGACGACACGGACGCAATGAGCCAGGCGCTTAAGCGGCTGTACGATGCCGGCGCGCGGGCTGGAGTGCCGGAGTTCCGCGTTGCGCCGCGGATGGGGGAGCCAACTTCGGCAGTGCATGTGTCTGGGGACAGGGTTGACCCCAGCGCGCGGCGGTTCGTTGCTGTCGTTCCCGGGCGGGCTGCGCTGTGGATGGCGGAGTTGAGGTCAGGGGCGTTGAGGGTGACGGGGGAGTTGAGTTTGGAGCGGGTGGACGCCATTGCGGCGGGACGGGAAATCGCGCGGCGGATACTGCCGGATCTTGGCGTGCGTGAGATTCGCGGTGGCCGCACGGGGTATGAGATTTTCATGCCCAAGCACGCGTTTGCTCCGGTGGAGCCGGTTGGCAGTTGGGCGGAGATGATGGAGGCTTCGCTGCTGGCGTTCGAGCCGGAGGATGGTGGATGGGACGGGCGGAACGTTGCGCGCGCACGGCTACAGTCGGCAAGGGTCAGGAGCGAGATGGTGGAGGAGCAGCCCGACGCCGCGTTAGACCGTCTGCGCGGCCTGCTGGTATTCCAACCGCCAGACTTCCGACCAATGGTGTATGAGCGGTCTAAGGCGATGGCGTTGGCCGAGGAGGACTTGCGCGAGTACCACCGCTATCTGGGCATGGTGGAGGGGCGCGTTACAGGAGAGTGGCCGAAGATCAAGATCCACCCGTCGTGCGTGGGGTTAATCGCGGAGTTGGGGGCATTTCGCAAGGACCTCGACGTGTCCCCGTTCGTCGAGGCGTTGCTGTTGGCTGTCTGCGCGCCGCGGACGGTACCCGAGACGCCGGAGGTGCGTGAGATGCCGTGGCCGCCCGTGGGGCGACTTCAGGGCCGTAGTGCTAGACTGATGGGGAAGAGGTTCGCGAGGAGGTAGGCACGATGGACCCACTGCTAAAGGAATGGTACGCCGCGCGAGGAACTTCGTGCCGACCGCTGAGTTTTGCGGATGAGGCAAAGGTCCTGAGCGCGTTGCGTGGGCGTCATGCGGAGAAGTTGAAGGGTCAAAGGCTGGAGTTCTGCGCAGTTTGCGGATACCGGATGCGCGGCCCCCATCGAGAGAACGCGAGGGCCGCTTAAATGAACAACGACAACGCGGCGAAATCGCTGGTGTGCTCCAACTGCAATCGCAATGTGAGTATACTCTTCGTGAGTACTCGGCATTGTTGGCAGTGCTCCATTCGGCTGGCTAACGCACCCCGCATTGAAACGGGTGCGGCGATGCTCGATACTGGAGCCAGCGATGGGTAGCCCCGCCTACTTCGCAAAATTGGCAAATTTCGAGGCGTCCTCGCGCAAGGCCGCGCTGATCCCGTTCGGCCTGTTCAACGTCGCAGACAACCTCAACTTTATCGCGTCGGTGGACAGCGGAAGCCAACTCAACCAGACCACCATCGCGTTTTCCGCCACGCCAGCGATTGACTCATCGCTGGCCGACGTCATCAGCATGACTCTGACGGCTAACGTGACCAGTATGACGTTCACTTACGCCGGGTCTGGGAGCATCCCCACTGGCCAGCGGTTCTGGTTGCGACTGGTACAGAACGCGACTGGAGGATGGACCGTCGTATTGCCCACCAACCTCATCACCGACATCGGGGTGACGGTTGACCCTGGGGCATTGCGGGCTACCGTTTTCCCCGTGGAGTGGAACGGGTCTAACTGGATTTTCTTTGGGGCCGTGTTCAGCGTTCCGCTGGCGTAGTTGGGGTGACCCTCGACATCAGCGCCTTGCGATAGGCTTCAAGCAAAACCCTCAGGTGTCCCTCATAGACGGCCTTCGGTGCGCCGCAATTAGGCCCCCATGTGGACATGTGGCTCTCGTACTCCGCCGCGTAGGCGCGTTCTTCTGATGTCATGTGCTGCGTCCCCTTAATCGTGCATGATGATGCAGGCCACTCCTGAAGCCTGGGCGGCGGCGGCTGTGCCTGCCTGAATTGTCACCGTCAGCGTGCTCCCGCTCGTGGCCACCGCCACGGGAGTGGAAGGCGCTCCCGAAGCCACACCGTTTACCGAGCAAACTGCCGTGTAGTTCGTGTCCACAAAGGCCGGGGAGATGGTGTATGCGGTGGTGCATTCTGCCGCCACAGTTGCCGCCGTGGTGCATGATGCCCCAAACCGTTGAGGCTGGAGCGCGGCGATCTGTGGGCTGTACGCCGTGACGACCTGATCGAACTTGATGGCGTTCGTTAGCCCAGCCTCGAACGTATTGGAGCCAAACTGCGCCGTGGCGATCGGCGCGGCATTGTTGACCTCGATGCCGTAGATTTGATTCTGCGCGCCGAAATGCACGCCCGTCACCATGATATCGGTGTCCTGGACGCTGATCCCGGCCTTGTGTGTGTTGTTTGCTGGAAACTTGCCGTTCTGATTGGTGCTTCCACCCACTACCACCGTGCGCGGCGCGGCGATGCCCATACCCGAGTAGGAATTAGAGCCCGCCACCACGCCAGAGATCAGGAGCGGCGAGCCCGTCGTGGGATTATTGTTCGCCGTGGCCAGGATTCCATACCCGGTGTGAGTCGCAGCAACCACAGTAGCCGCGTTGTAGCCAACGTTCGGATTGTCGATCTGTCCGGCGAGTTCTACCCTGGTGTTCTGGATGACATTCTGAACGCCGCGGGTATCCATCTTGATTTCGTCGCTGTTGTCGGACCCAAAGAAGCTGTCCTGAATGGAAATATTGCTGATTGCGCTGCCGACTCCAGCGCTGAACAGCGCCCCGTTCCCATTATTCGAGTAGGTTCTGAATCCGGTAAGCCTCGGCCCGGTGACGTTTCCGAGCGCCCCGTCTACCGTGCAATTGAGGCCATGCTGGCCGTTGTCGGTCGCCCAACTCCCGTAAATGTCGATCTGGAACCCGGTGGCCGTGGGGTCACACAGGTAGCCATCTGTGACGCTTTGGGTCGCGAACGAATCCGCGATGATGCCCTGGGTCAGTATCCCGCCAGGGCCGCTCGGATAGAAGCCGGCATAATTGTTGATCGCCAAAACGTTGCGCAATGTTGGGAAGTTTCCGGCAATTTTCACCCCCCAACCACCCGAGGTCGGCAGAATGGAGTGCGAGACTTCCATATTTTGGACTGTCACCGCGGTAGCGTTCATCACCAGCGTCGGAATACTCGCGACGCCACAACTGAGATTCGTTGCGCCGGAACCCAACGCGGGGTAGCCGACAAAACTCCCCGTACCCACCAGCGTGACACCGCTCTGAATGTAGAGGTTGCAGGCGTTGGTGGTCCCGGCCGGGATGGTGATTATCGATCCGGCCCCCCCGTAGGCGACGGCCTCGTAGATGCCGTGGGGACTGCCGACGGTATAGCCCGCAGTATGATTGTTGCCTGGGGTAAACTGAATTGTCCCTGTAGAAGCCCCTGAAGTGCATGTTCCACCGGTGATGGGACGCCACTCCGCCGTCCCCGTCCCGGCGATGTATATCCAGTGGTTCGTGTCGGAACCAGCAGTCCCGATCGGGCACTTCGAGAGTGTTACTGTCGCAAGAGACGAGGCGGTCAGCGTCGATGGCGAGGTGGGGCTGCGTATCCAGACAAAGGTTCTCTGGTCCAACATCGGCTTATTTCGGACCTGGGATACCCAATCGACCTGTTGCCCGTAAGCGATCGCCGCAAAAAGGAGGGCTAGAAGCGTCTTCATGGGTGTAGTTTAGCGGAATGCGGCCCCAAAGTGATAGAATCGCAAGCGAGGTGTCCCGTAATGGCAAAGTCTCCGCCTCCTGGGTTGGCGGTTGTGATCTCTGGACAGCATGAGGGTCCGTCGTCCGACAGAATGCCGCCCCCTGGCATGGAAGAGCCCAAGCGGGAAGGAAAGGCGTCTCCCGAAGAGGCTGGAGTCGTCAAGGCAGATCGCCATTGCATTGACTGCGCCAACTACTCGCCGGACACGGGCGCGTGCTCTGCGGTGGAAGGGGTTTTCGACCCGGACGATGCGTGCATCCAGTATTTCGAGCCGGTCGCGGAAGACGGGGAACAACCGGACCTGGACGATAAGGCTCCGACCGAGGACGCAACTCAGTGAATCTCTGGCGACGGCTACGGCAGTCCGAGCGCGTCTCCGCGTTGACGCAGGCGTTAGATTCCGCCGTGCGGATGGAGGCGGAATACGAGCGCGACATGGAGCGGCTGAATGCCGACCTAGTCCGCGAGCGCTCCGCTCGCATCTCTGCCGAGACTCTCGCTGTCGAGCGCCGCGCCGAGGTTGAGCGGTTAGTTTCCGAGGTCGCGGCGGTACGTGCGGACCTCCAGCGCATCACCGAGGATCGCCTGAGGAGCCTCGACGCGCTCAACGTCAAACTGATGACGGATCGCGTTGAGGAGAAGCCGCCGGATATGAGCCAGTACCGGGAAAACGAAGGACTGGCGAAGCGGGCGATCTCGCGCGTGCGGCAACTCCATCGCGACATGGATATCGCGGTCCTGACCAAACTCCATCCGAGATTCGCGGGAGTGGCGGAGCATGTCAACGCGGGCGCACAAGTCGCCGGGGCCGTGATGAATGAGGTTCAGGGAGAACCGGCGGCGTAATGGAAATCCTCGGCCCCACCGCACCGGCCCCATCAAAGGCAGAACTCATTGCCAAACTCGCGAAGCCCATCGCGAGAGTGATCTCGTCCGAGATGGCCGATGAGGCCGACGTAGACAGGGTTTGGATTCTTCGCAAAATACACAAGAATCTGCTGTATTACCGCGACCTTGCTTACTTCGCGCCCGCCCTGTATCAGGGCCTTCTCGACGCAACTGGGATTGATGGCGGGTCCGTAGCCGACGCCGGTGGCAGCGCAGTTTACGACTACACCCAGAACATCTACCGCGGTTACTGCCGGAAGCTGGAAGCCGTCCTAGGCACACGCATCCCGAACGCGGTTGCGGTTCCCAACGATCCATCCGACGAGAAGGACATCAAGGCGGCGCGAGCCGGGAACAACGCCGCGCTCTACATTCGCGAGCAGTGTGAACTCCAGGTCATGGTTCTGTGGCTCGTGTTCTCGCTCTATAATTTTGGCACGTCGTTCTGGGCGATCGAATGGGTTGAGGACGGCGACAAGTACGGGTGGAAGGATATCCCGCAACTTGCCGAGGAGCAAACACAACTCGGCGGCGGGATCTCCTGCCCCCAGTGTGGGGCGATGGCGGATGAGCCAGAATGCCCCGAGTGCGGATCTGCGACCGATGGCGGCATGCACCAAGACCCGCTACAAGCCAGCGTGCCGGTCGATCTACCGCCCAAGCGCATTCCGAAGGGTGGTCTGGAAATTGACATCTTGGACGCGAGCGAGGTGTCTGTCCCGCTCGACTCGGATGGCCGCAAGGGGGTGAACGATTGCGGCTGGATTCGCAGGGAGTTCGAGCAACCCAAGGCGAAGTTGCTCCAGAAGCACGGCGACACATTGCGTGAGGCGATCAAGGGCGGCGAAAACACGCTGGACGATCAGTCCGCCTCGCTTCAGTACGGAGAGAGCGTTCGCAGCGCGATGGCGTCGCCGATCGGCATTGTCCGTCCCAAGCGCGAGAACCGTTGGACGGTGATTCTTGAGGACTGGACCACGGCGCAGTACGAGTTGATCGACGATAAGGCGACCCGTCAGTTAATCGCAGAGAATTTCCCTGACGGCCTGCGCATCACGGCGGTCAAGGGTCACGTGGTTGACCTGGAAAACCGCAAGATCATCGACCATTGGCAGGAGTGCCAGCCGGAGCCCACCAAGCGCATTATGTGCGAGCCGTTGGGCGATGACTGGGTTGTTACTCAGGACCTTCTCAACAATATTCTCAATCAGTGCAATGAGACGATTGAGCGGTCGAACGACCCACGATTCGCTGATCCGACGCGCGTGGATCTTGACGCGTGGCAGCGGCGGCGCGACAACCCTGGGGACTTGATCCCCGCCGTGCGGCCGCCCGGTGGGACACTGAATGATCTGGTTTCGCAGCAGACCACAGTCACGTTCTCGGAGCAGATTCCGCCATTCCGCCGTCAGGTGGAAGAAACCTCCCGCGAGACTTCCGGATTGCTGGACATCATATGGGGCGGCGACACATCGGACCCTACGGCTCGGCAGTCGGAGTTAAAGACGAACGCCGCCATCCGGCAGTTGTCCGTAATCTGGGTGATGATCGGCAAATCATTGGAGCGCGTTTACGAAAAGGGATGCAAGTTGCTGGCGGACAACGAGGACGGTGTGATGGCGTTCTCGAAGCAGAAGCAAAACGAGTACGGAAAGTTCGACTCTATCACCGTCGCCATTGAAGACCTGAAGGGCGGGAATTTTCATTTCGAGGCCGATGAGGCCATCCCGATGACGTGGGGCCAGCAACGTGACTTGCTCATGTGGATGTTGGACAAGCCCGCCGAGATTTTGAAGGCGTGGGGATTGGATGATCCGCTCAACATCCACGAGTTCAAGGAACTGCTCGGAATGCCGGGTATGCGCGTCCCTCACCTCGATGACCGCGACAAGGGCATGGACATCATCGGAAAGCTGTTGCAGTCTCAGCCGCAACCGGGTCCGATTGATCCGCAGACTGGTCAGCCGGGGCCGTTACAGTCTTCGATACAGCCGGATTGGGAGGACGATTGCGAGTTCCTTGGCAAGTTGGCCAAGGCGTACCTAATCACGAATTTCGACATCAAGGAAAGCAACCCGGACGGCTACGAGAATATCCAACTGTACGGGCAGGCGTGCGAGGCGAAGGCCGCGGTACCGCCTGAGATTCCGCCCGCCAAGACAACCGTAGCACTGTCGCTAAAGGGCGCGGACCTTGGGAACGAGGCGGTCACCGCGGCGCTTCAGAAAGCTGGCGTCGTCCCGGATGGCGTGCAGTCGCAGATACAGCCGCCGCCGTTGAAGCCTGGGCAAATGCCGCCTCCACATATGCCCGTGGGGGCGGCGGCTGGAGTACAATAGCGGCATATGGCTGGCATCCTCAGTCGCGTAGCCGCGCGCACTCTCCTTGCGCTGTCCACCCTTCCGGCGTTCCGTGGGGCGTCCGCATCACCCGAACGGGTTGACGCCGCGCTGATCCACCAATCCGAGGACGAGTTCCTGCGGGAAATGGATGTGCAATGCCATGCCGTGACGCGTCCTGAGTATCAAGCCCAATACACGGGGCCGCGTACGGCGATGGGGGACCAGATCACGCTGATGGCGGGGCGTCGACTCGCGAACGGGTGCTTGACGGCGCGGGACGAGACGGAGCGGTTCGTGGCGGAGAGGACGCGGTAATGAATGATTGTGGCGGGATGCCAATCAAGACGATTGGACACATGTGGTTGTCGTGGAAATGCGCCTGCGGCGCAAGCGTCAAGGCTGGAGAAAACCACGAACTGACGCACGAGTGCAAGCTACCTCAGCCATGGCCGCCGTCGGCCCCCATTTGCATTCCGTCCCCAGACGTACTATCCTCCTAACTATATGGCTGCTGTAGGCATCGGCGATATCGGCTCAGGCGGGCCCCCTCTCGGCGGTAGCGACATCACAGGCGAACTTGGCGCGTTGCTCAACGACGGGTACGATGCCGCCGCTGGCGAATCCACCGAACCTGCAGGCGATCCCGGTGGTGAAGGTGGCGTAGAGCCGTCGCAGCCATTCGAGGAAACACCCGCCGAGATTCCTGGCGAAACTCCGGCATCCCTCGCGCCTGAAACCACCCCGGTCGAGTCTCCGTGGCAATTGGCCCCGGACGGCAAGTCCTATCTAATGCCAAAGGGCGAACTGCCCAAGGTGCAGTCAGCCATCAAGTACACCGAAGCCGTTAGCCAGATTTACGCCACTCCGCAGGAAGCTCAAACGGCCGCGTTGCAGGCCAGCGACCTCCGTCAGATCACGAACGATTGGATGTACGGCACGGATGAATCCATTCGCGGAGTGCTCAACCACTGGGCAGGGGGCAACCATCAGGACCCGGCGATGCGCGCCAGTTTCCAGCGATCGTTCGCAAAGATGGCGACGATGGCCCCGGAAATTCTGAAAACGGTTAACCCGCAGGCCTATTCCCAGTTCGTCGCGACGATGGGCAAGTCGGTTGTCCAGTCGGCGTACGAAAAGGCGGCGCGAATTGGCACGCCAGAGGCTCTTCAAGAGGCGCAGGCTGTCGAGTGGGGTTTGACCGGCCAGTATCAGAAGGAACTGCCCAAGCAGGACCCCGCCGCGCAAGCTCAGCAGCAGTGGCAGCGAGAAAAGCAGGAGTTTGAGGCTCGCCAGCAGAACGCACTCAAGCGCGACGTGATGTCGTTCAACCAGACCGCCGTCGAGGGGGCGAAGTTCACCCAACTCGGCACCCGCATCGACGCTCTGCTCGCTCCCGTCAAGGGCAAGTTTAACGAGGTTGCCTATAACGACCTCAAGGCCGGAATCCAGCGCGAAGCGATCGACGCCATATCCAAGCAGGAATGGTTCACCGAACACCGGCAGAATTTTGACCAGTTGATGGCGGACTACCGCCACACGTGGACGCAGGGCTCGCCCGGACAGGGCTTGCAGCCGCGCGTCCAAGCGTACATCCAGGATTTTCTTTCGCGTGTCTCACGTGTGCTCCCGCAAATCGCGCAAAAGCGCGTAAACGCCACTACTCAAGCGAGACTCGGCCAGCAGCGACCCGGCCCCAAGCCCGGTACGCCTCGCCCAACTCCCGCCGCAAGCAATGGCCAGCCACCAGCACGACTGACCCGCGACCAATGGGACGAGGAGTTCGCCAAGACGTTCCAGTAAGGCGCACCCCCATCCCGCCACCATAAATCTCAACCCGTAAAGGGGGCCATGATGAGCATTACCGCTCAGACGGCGAATGTCATTCCAACGATGTTGGAACAGGTTCGCCCGAAACTGTCTTATTTCCTCGCGCAAAAGCAGTCCAAGTTCGCCAGCCTGTTCAACAAGGCGGCGGAAAAACATCAGGTGTCCGCATTCTCCGATGCGGCCTCAGGCGGCTCCCCGACGTATTCGGCCGGCGGCCCGGTTCTCGCGTGGCGCGTTCCGGTTCTGCTGAGCATCGGCGGCGACTACCAGGCGATCTCGCTGGATGGCGGCGATCTTGGGACCGGAAGCATGATGAACACGGCGTTCATGGCGTTCGGCACCTTCGAAAACGATATCGGCTTCAATCTCCCTCTCCGCGCCATCTACGGAAGCAAGGACCAGAAGCAGGCCATCACCAACGCGCTGCAATTCACGCTCGGCAAGGCGATCTCGGAGATGGCGCTGTACAACGAAATCGGCCTATTCCAAGACAACACCGGCACACTCGCTCAGGCCAACGGAACCGGCTCGCCAACGATCTCCAGCACGAACGTCACGTACAATCTGGAGTCAGCGTTCGGGTACAACCGCATCCGCGGCGCAAATGCCTTGGTGGACATCTACGACACCAACCTGCTGCTTCAATTCGTCGGTGCGCGAGTCAAGTCCATCAATTTCGCCAGCAACACGGTTACCCTTTCCGGCGTGTCCACCTACACCCCGGTGAACACCGACCAGATCATGTTCCCGAATATGGGATTAGGCGCAGCCCGCACGGCGTACACGGCGGCGGCCGGTTCGTGGCGGAACGGGATCTACACGTTCAACACGACCAGCACCAGCGGCTCGCTCGGCGGCCTGTCCTATTCCGTCGCGTACGAATTGGCGACTCCGGCTGTCAACGGCCAGTCGGGATTCTTCACCCCGTCCTTGCTGTACTCGGGCAAGTCGCAACTCATCCAGCGGCGCGACGAGGAAGCATACAGC